TGATAAATGTTGGACCATAGAGCCTCCACCGCTTGTCGAACTCACCCCAGAAATGGAAAAACAGTCCCAACTTATCTTCATGAAAGAGCTTGAAAGCTTTATTGAGAAACTTCCGCCAGAACGCCTTGAAGATCCAGAATACCTTCCATCAATAATGGCCGAAGCCCTCCCAAAATTTAAGAAGGAATACAAAGGCATCCAAAGAGAAATGGCCGAAGATAAATGCGAAGCGATGGAAGAAAAAATGGACGACCAGCTTATCGAAGGCGGTTTTTATAAGGCCGTTAATGAGTGTCTGGCAGACATCGTCACCTTGAAGGCTGGATTCTTAAAGGGTCCGATATATCGGAAGAAAACCGTTGTGACAATCGAAGAGGATCCAAAAACTCACAAGGGACGAAAAGTTGTTAAGAAAAAAGTCATCCCCATGTGGGAAGCTCCTTCTCCTTTCGATATTTTCCCATTTGCAGGTGTTACCGAGATCAACAAAGGCGGCCTTTTTGAAATCATACGCTACGAAAAAACCGATATTCAAGACATGATCGGTCTCGAAGGATTCGACGAAGTTGCTGTTCGTGAAGTATTGGAACACTTCGCCGATAAGGGTTTACATCAATGGACCTGGGATTCGGATGAAATCAGGCGGGCCGAAGCGGAAGGTAGGGAAACAGCGTACTACTACGATTGGTCTAAGATCGATTGCCTTGAAATGCATGATGCTATCCCAGGGAAATACATTCTTCAATGGGCTGGGATCCAGATCGAAGAAAATAAAAAAACCGCTGATTTCTTGGGCCACGAGATAGATCCCGATTTGGTTTATCCGGTAACGGTCTGGATGATCGACCGCTGGATCCTTAAAATCTCAATCAACGAAAATCCCCTCGGCTTGAAATATTATTATAAAGCCTCCTATGTCGAAGAAAAAGGAACCTTTTGGGGCCGGGGAGTCCCGGAAACGATGGTAGACGGGCAAACCCTTTCAAACTCGACAGGAAGGGCTATCCAAAATAATGTCGCCATTGCCTCGGGACCACAAGTGGCATTAGATACGCAAGCTCTCGCCCCCGGACAGGATTCAACAAAAATGTGGGCGTGGAGAGTTTGGAGATTCATTCGTCAAACTTTTTCTTCTTCAAAAGAACCTTTTATGCAATTCTATCAACCTCAAATGCACGCCCAAGAGCTTATTACCGTCTTGAGAGAGGCAGATAGAATTTGCGATACCCATTCTCAGATAGCCGGTTTTACTCATGGTGATAGGCAAGTTGGTGGTGCTGGAAACACTCTCGGCGGTTTTAGTATGTTCGCCGGGATGCAGGACGAGGGCATCATGGACGTCGCCCTTACGATAGACCTTAAAATCATCGGCCCGGCCATTGAAGCGCTTTATTATGAGAATTACGATCTTGATGATTCTCTTGAATATATCGGGGCGGTGACAATCCGCGCGAAGGGATCGTCCTGGCTCCTGGCAAAAGAAGCTCTCGCCGCAAGAAGAAATGAATTTCTCAGGGTCACATCGAATCCGGAAGACCTTCAGATCATGGGGCTTGAGGGAAGAAGAGAAAGCCTTATCGAGACGGCAAAGGATCTCTTCCCCGACGTCCGGAAAATCATTCCGGATCCTGATTTCGTTAAACCGATCCCAGGTGCAGAACAACAAAAGGCTCCGCTTCCGGGGCCACAAACCCTTGACCAGGCCGGTAACAAAGCCGGCGGGACAGCTAATCTACCTGTTCCTGAAGGAGGATAATCATGGCAAGGACAATACCAGTAGGGCCATCAGGGAAAGATCCGTTGTGGGGAGCTTTGGGTTACATCACCATAACAGTTCCCACCTTCAGCGTTGGAACCGGAGAAATATATTCACAGAAAGTTTCAAACAATACCGGAGTCCATCAAGGCCAAATGGTTGGATGGAAAGTCAATGCGGGCAATCCGACCAATGCTATCACTTATACTGTCCACATCAAGGATAGGGATGGGGACGTCATCTATACCAGCGCCGGTGGTCATGCAAGAAACGCTGTGACCGTTGTTATGGGCTTGAATGTCCCCATTATAGAAAGAGAATCGATCGGAATTTTACCATCTGGGGATCCCGGCGCAACCTCTCTCATTTGCAAAGTCACACTTTATTACAACCCGGATGCAGATATTATTGCCTGGGGATGGAGATAAAATGAAACCCTTAGACGATGATACCTTGAGAGCCATTGCGGATCTCCATGGGAACCCGAATTTTGAGAAAATCCGAAAGTGGATCAGAGAAAGCCGCAAAGAGGCCATCAAAGCTGGGGGCGGAGATTTCAATTTCGGCAGAGCGGCAGAGATCCAGGATATGGAAGATGCTATAGATTCTGCCAGGGAGAAGTATGAGGACATAGAAAAGTTGAAGAAAAACCCTCAAGTTGGGGTTGATATAGGGATTTAGTCGGGTCGATCGCCCGGCTCCCAATATTTCAAGAGGCCATTACCATGCATGGTGGTAATGGCTTCTTGTTTTTTGGGGAAAGGAGGTCAGAGATGAGAATTCCAAAAGAAAAAAGATGGAAGCACCCAACACCGGTGGCACCACCTACCGCCCCGGCACAACCAATAGCGCCGAAAATGAGAGGCAACAGAAATGTAAAAGGTTGCCGTGAAGATAAAGCGAGGCCAGCGCGATCACTATAAATTCTACCGCAAACCTTCATGGAGCGGAGAAAATACAAAAGGCACACCGCATAGCGGAGCCGAAGGAGTAACGATTATGGTAGACAAATACACGGTATATCCAGAAAATTTGAGGAAAAGAATCGAAGCCGCTGAGAAAGTTGTTACCGATATCGCCACTTTTAAGGCCCTCCCAATCGAAGAGCAAGAAAAGGAAATCAAGAAATTAGAAGAAGAGGGAAAACTTCGTCCTGAAGAATTGGCATCAGCCGAACCCGAACCAAAGCCAGGGGAACCAAAAGCCGGAGAAGAAACGGCAGAGGTTTTCAAAGAGAAGCTTGAGAAATCCGAACAAAAATATCGGACTCTCGATGGAATGATGAAGGCGCAGGGCGAAGAGAATAAGTTTCTCAAGCAACAGCTTACCATTATTCAGGACCAAATGGCTATCATGAGAGATCATATAGCCAGATATGAAAAGGCGACGCCCGAGAAGCAAGAAGAACTTGCGGATGTCCTCAAAGATGATATCGCCGCGCTTGAGAAAGAAATGGATCCAAGTCTTGTCAAGCTGGTTTTGCCAATCGTGGAAAAAGCTGGCCGATTTTTCGGGGAACGCGCAGAGAAGGAAGCAAAAAGGGTTATCACCGAAGTTTCTGATAAGATCAGAGGGGAAACTGTCCTGACAGCACAGGAGCGTTTCGATAAGGATCTTGAAGAAGCTGGTTACGGAGATTGGAAGACCACCTGGTACACAGATACTTTCCAGGAATTCATGAGACAACCGGATGGTGGTATTGGTGGGACACTCACAGGCGACGTTATTGAAACGGCAATCAAAAAAAATGATTCAAGGACTTTTATTAAGGCCCTTAATTTGTTCACAGGTAAGAAAAAAACCACGCCACAGCCGAAGGCAGGCGAGTTGAATCCAGAAGATCCAAAGGTGAAGAACAGGATAGCTGCTCCGCCAGGATCCGGTGTAAATGTGGATAAAGGGAAACCAAAAGAACCAGAAATGAGCCCTCAAGAGGCAAGGGCAAAACTCGTCGAGCTTGCGGATAAAAGAAAGAAGGGCGGGTTTACGGGCCGAGAACAAGAGTACCAAACAGAATACAATCGGCTCTACAAACTTGCCCAAGAGAGGGCTCCTGCTTAATACGAAAGGAGGTCCCTTATGGGATACGGTATAGCACCGGGTTATGTGGATTATAGTTCGAAAGGGAAAAGTGCGTTTATACCCGAGGTTTGGAGCACAAAGCTGGTTGAAAAGTTCTATGATGCCACAGTGTTAACCCACATATCTAATACGAATTATGAAGGTTGAGTAGATAAATGATTAAATTCATTAAACCTTTGCCTTCAATAAATCCCGTGAATTGCTGGGATACCCTTAGAGCCAAAGATGCTACAGCATGGCTGGTAACGGCGAGTGCGAATGCGAAAAAATCTTTGAATTGGGCAATCAGCAGCCAAGGACCTTCGAAAGAAGGTCAAGGTTCAACGATCAGGGAGAGTATCCGATTGGGAGAAATCCCCAAGAGCTCGGGACTTTTTGCCTTTAGGTGGATGGTATCTCCACTGATGGATAGATTTATCGGTGAGCATCAAATTGGAAATGCGATTATCTTTTCTATCCCCATTAATGTGATGGACAAGTTCTTTGGGATCAAGGATTCTTCCCAAATGTTCTTCCATTACGAGCCTATGGAGTCGAACATATCCTTTGCCATTACAATGGGGATGCTCGGGCTTTCTCAAAAGCAAATAACCTTTTTCTGTGAAAATGTGGCCCGTATGGTATTTATCGAGAATCGGAATTTTGTATTTCCTCCCGACCTCCGATATGTAGTTAGCGGTGAGATTCATCTTTTCTCCAATTTCAGAAGCGCTCAAACCTCGCATCGCCATTTGGCGAATTTTGCTTACAGGCGCGAGCCGTTTCCTAACGGGGATTCCATAAATTCTCATCCACTTCCTGACATATGGCTTGCTCACATTGAATTTTTTGGCTATTTGCTCAAGATTCTTTGTTTGATAATCGTATTCCAACTGTTCTTTTACAAATGGAACTTCAAAAAGTTTGCTCATAAAGATTACCATATCACCGATAGATTTTATTCTCAAGCAAAAAGAAGATATGATCTGGACTTATCTGAAAGGGTAAGAAGGTAGGATAAAGAACCTACCGATAACATTACGGAAATCAAAGGGTTAGGTAATTTGGTCTGGATCAGGACCCGTGGCACGGTGCCGGTTTATTTGAACATCTATCAGAAGGGCGGAACTCTCAAGGCCCCGGACCACATCGAATCTCCTTACGTCCAACTGCTCATCGACCAGAATACCTATTTCTACTTTGGCATGGATGATATCGATAAGTACCAGAGCGATATCGCGCTCATGAGCCAATGGGCAGAAGACGCCACGGAGAATGAGAAAGTGGCCATTGATACTGATGTTTTGGCCTATGTCATCGGCAATGGGATGAGAGGCTACGTGAACCCCGATGGCTCATTCGCCACTTTTAATACCAGCCAAATCGATGCGCTGAACCAGGGCGCCGCGGCTGGTAGAATCAGCGGTGCATATAACCTCGGAGTTTACGATGCGACAGGTGTGGCTTCCGCACCGGTCCAGGTTACAACGGCCAATGTCATTAAGCTATTGGCTATGGCTGAATCGGTTCTCGGGGAATATAACATTCCCGACGACATGAGCAAGTTTTTCGTCATGCCGAGAATCATGGCGATGCTCCTGAAGACATCCGACATCAAGGATGCCTCTATGATGGGGGACGCGACAAGCGCCCTGAGAAGCGGTCGGCTTGGAAGGCTTTTGAATTTCACGCTGTATGCGTCGAACCTGCTTCCAAGCGTGGTTGATCCGACCACAGGCCAGCTTTGTTTCTATTGCCTCTTTGGTCATCCCCTGGGCTTGACCTTTGCCGATCAGTTCACAAACACGGACTATATCGACAAGCCTGAAACGACCTTCGGGAAGTTCATTAAGAGCCTCCATGTTTTCGGTCGCCAGGTGATCAAGCCGTCGGCCATCGGATGTACCTATGTGGCTCCGACGATAACCTGATAGCCCCTCGGTCAAGTAATTGAGGGCTTTTTAAAATTCGAATAGGAGGAAGTTCTATGGGAGCATCAAATTTTGACATAACCGGTCAACCTGGAATGGGTCTGCCGGTTCCTCTTTATCCCTACGGGCTGGGACAGGGTGGCTCGTGCAATGTGCCCTATCTTCTGGACTTTGCCGCATTGACCAAAGCTGGGGCATTCGCCACAACCCCAAATCCGAACAATGCGGATATCATTTATTTTGGGAAGATCCCGATCGGGGCACAGATTTCCGGTGTCCTCATGGATGTTCTTAGCGCCGCGACGGATGCCGGAGCATTGACGGTGACGATCGGAGATTATTCGGATGTCACCGGTGACGCCATTACAGCCGCAGGCTATATGGCGGCAACATCCATCAAAAGCACAGGATATACCGGGACCGTCCTCACGGATGCCTACGGAGCCGCGACGAAAGTCTACTCGGCTGTAAGCTACCTCGCTTTAACGCTCGGCGGGGGAGTGGCGACAACGCTTACCACAGGTAAGCTTCTCATTGTCGCCAAGATGAGCCTGCTTTCGATCCCGGCGTATTCGATCGTGTCTCCGGCACTGTGGCATTAATCTTTGACACAGGGGGAGCCGATAACTCCCCCTGTTTGAGTAACGGGCTGGCAAGCAGAGACGACGTGAATAAAAAAGGAGGTCTATTATGAGTTGGAGAGTAGAGTGGGATCAATATGTTCTCAATTTGGTGCGTTTATTTCCGGGCAAACAGATTTACTTAGATCCAGTTTACGGAAGCGATGGTAACGATGGTTCAATTCAATCGCCCGTAAAAACTCTCAAGGTAGCATACGGAATGGCGAGGGCTGGTCGCAACGATGTCATTTTTGCCGTAGGCGGAAATACGGCACTTGTCCAAACAGCCGCTTTTACTTGGGCGAAAAATTATACCCATCTCGTTGGTCTCGGGCCTGAATTACACAACGGACAGAGAACCAGGATTACCATGGGTGCCAATATGACACCGTTTTTTACAATCTCTGCCAGGGGTTGCATTTTTAAAAATATTCATTGGCAATATGGAAGAGGAAGTGCGGCAAACCTGGTAGGATTGAGCCTTACGTATAGTGGTAATGCCTGCGTTCTCTTCGACAATTGTGATATCGAAGGTCCATTAAACGCGACTGAAGGTGCTGCGGCTTTTAATTTGATCAATATCGCAAATGGTACTCAGGATCTTACCTTCAGAAAATGCAGAATTGGAGATTGGACGACACCAGCAAACTATGCGACCGGACCGGGGTATCTGATCAATTTCGGCGGCAATAATGCAGTCCAGACATTTGAGGATTGCACGATTATGGGGATTTCAACGGCTGATTGGATTCCGATAAATACAGCCGTTAACATCGGTGGTGAAGGTGGGATGGTGCAATTCACCCGTTGTCGGTTCATTAACTGTAAACAGGGGACCGCGTATACGAAAGTATTTGCGACACCAGCGAATGGTTTCGTAAGTCTCCATGATTGTATGAGGATTCAATTCACATCATGGGGCGCGGTTGGTGCTGCTGTTTATTGCACAATGCCTGCTGCCGACAAAGCAGGTGCGTTAGGCATTGAAAATTCATAATTGGCTTCCTTCGCGGCGTTCTGGTTAAACGCCGCAAGGGGGTCTTATGTTGATCAAAGACATTATTTGGTCTGCCAGACACGATTATCTCGACGATGCTGGGGATGTTCAAAGTTCTAACGAATGGTTTGGCGGCGCTGGCGCTGAAATGGCGCCTGATCTTTTATGGCAAGACGAAGAACTCCTAAGACATCTGAACGCCGCTCTCAATGAATGGTGCCGATTTGTAGGATCCATCCGCGATCATCTTACTCCCGCAATCTGTAAAACTCCTATCCTCTGTTACCAACAATCCTATTCGATGGATGCGCGGATCATAGAGATCCACAACGGTTATCTCGCAAGCCGGTGGTATCCTCCCGTTACGGTGAAGACTATTACATGGCTTGATGATAACGTCACCGGTTGGAAGACAAGAAATGGTGATCTTCTCTATCTTCTCCCTGATTATGATGCCGGGTATTTTCAAACGATTTATTTCCCTTCAACCTATTTGGGTTATTGGACCGGAGTGATGCAGTTTACCGGAGGTCCGCAGACGATCGTTCAATCGGGCACTCCTGGATTTTCTCCACTTTTAAAACAGGGAGACCAGTTTGTTGTCACGGGAACAACTTTGAATGGAACAGCGGCAAATCCAAAGACTTTCACGGTCGGATCCGTTACGGCAACTACGATCACAACGATCGAGACCATTGCGACTGAATTGGCTGCATCGGCGGTCATTCAAAAAGTTCTCGATACGATGTGGCTCACCGTTTCAAGGCTTCCTCTGAATCAGCTTACCACCACAGATATTCAGGCGAGCGCGATAACCTCTCCCGAAATCCGTCTTGAGTATCATCCTTATCTGGTTCACGGAATACTCAAGGAAGCCTATTCAAAACAAGATTCTCAATGCCTCGATGTAGAAAAAGCAAAAAAACATAGCGATAAATTCGATGCTTATAAATTGCAGGCGAAGTTCGACAAGGAAGCCTCATTAAGAGGCGATCGTGAAGAAACAGCCATGCCACACCCAGGGGCGTTATAATGTCATTCCTTTCAGTAAGAGTCAATAACGATGTGAATAATGGCTATTGCCATGGCGGAACTTGGACCAATAATAATACCGTTGTCTACCTCGGTTATGCTGGTATTTCTTGCAGCGGTGGTTTCAGATTTGTTAATGTGACAATCCCCCAGGGCGCTTCGATTCAATCAGCAAGAATAGTTTTCATATCTCTTGGGACAAATACGGGGCTAACGAGCACGATTGCTATTGGCACCGACACATATTCCCTTATTACCGCCCTGGCCGTAGGGAGTAAGGTAGTCATTACCGGGAGCACGAATAATAACGGCACCTTTACAGTTGCGACCGTCGGGACAACCTCTTTTACGGTAACGGGTGCTGTGGTAAATGAGACAGCGACCGTCGTGATTGCGAAGGTTCTCGACACTCTTAATCTGAGCGCTGACCGGCTTCCTCTCGTTCCAATTACGATAGCGAATTGGGAGACCCAGGCGCTTGAAATCCGTTCGGATTATCAGCCCTACTTAATCGATGGGATTCTTCGGGAGGCCTATCAGAAACAGGATGCCGCGTGTTTGGATGTCACCAAATCGGCGGACCACGGGAAAAGTTTCGAGAAGAATAAGACCAGGACCTATAACGAAATTCAGCGGCTCAGATATGGGCCGACGGTTTTAATGCCAAACAGAGGGAGGCTATGATGAACGACCTCAAGAAAATAATTGAAAGGATTTTGAGAAAGAGTTTGAAGGAGCTGGGGTTTACTTCATTTCTTTATTTGGAGGATAACATTCACTTGCGCCTCTACGGGCCGGATGGGAAGCTGAAAGATTCCCGCGATTACCACAACCAGGTGCAGATTGACGGGAAGTGGGATTTGATGAATCAACTTTTGGCTTCTCCTGCGAAAGCGAAAGCTGCCTGGATGGAAGTTGGAACGGGTACCGGGCAAGGTACGACATCCGGGACGGTGTTGGCAACCTATATCACGGGGTCCAGGACGGCATGTGGTACTACCACCCAAGCCACAAGTCCGACAAACACCGTGACTTATTCATGCACATTTACGGCCACCGTTGGAACGGGAGCAATCACGGAATGCGGCCTATTCAATGTCGTTACTCAAAACACAGCCGATATGTGGCTCTACTCGTCATTCTCCGTGATTAACAAAGGAGCAAATGATTCGCTTGCGGTCACTTGGACCTTAACGGCTACTTAAAAGGAGGAAGGGAAAATGCAGACACAAAAGTATGGAGACATAAGCCGATGGACGATTGATGATTTTGTAGCACGCGAGAGAGAGGCCGGAGTATTCGGGAGCGCTCACCGACAAAAATTTCTGAACAAGGCGCCCGAGTCCGCAAAGCGATACGTTGAGATGTCGAAGAAATTTCCCTGGAAAGGAATTTTAAACACACGCCAGGGATTTGAGGGGATGGATGCCGCCGATTTTCCTCCCTATGGCCCATTTACGGCGGTCACGACAACTCCAGGTCCGACTTCATTATGGGTTCCTGGGTTATGGACACCAATCGCGGCCAATGATGCGAGAGCTGGAAAGGCTTATCTTTGCAGATTTGGCGGGATTTATACTTCGACAGCCACGCAAGGGGTTCTTACTTGGGGTATTTATTGGGGCCAAAATGCGACGATAGGAAGTAATACTCTTCTTGGAACATCCGGTACAGCCGCTCCGCCTGCTTCTATTACGGCCGGTAACTTCTATGGAGAATTTGTCGTCGGCATTCAATCGCTTGGGCTTACGGCCACAAGCGCCAAGGCATGGGCTAACGGTCTTGTCGTGGTGGGTGGTTCTGCTACGACGAACGCCTCGGCGGTTTTATATACGCCTGGCAGCGTTGCTCAAGTATCCGTCGATACCACAACAGCACAGGGAGTTAGCGTAGGCCTAACGATTAGCGTAGCCTCCCAATCCTATACTTGTGAGTGGGTTACGCTGCAGTCGATGAATTGATATGTCATATAAAACTGGTTCAAACAGAATCGACCCTCCATTTGGGAAGCTTATTATTGCCACAAAGCAGCCAGGAGTTGCATTGATTTCCGGCGCCAATAAGCAATCCGTTGGACAGACTGCACAGGGGGTTGATTCAGTAAGTAATTTTACAGTCGTTCTTCCAAACGGAACTTATGGTTCGACAGATACTTCGATTGCCTTGGTCAATGGACAAGGTCTTCTTTTGCCTTTGCCTCCGTTCAATCTTATCTGGTGGGACGCAACGGCCTACACAGACCCAGCGCTTGACCCGAATGTTGAAGTTGTCCGGGTCACGCTAATCAATCCTACAGACACGCTGCAGGTAGTTAGGGGGCAGGAGAATACTCTTCCGTCAGCGAAGAATGCGGCCGGCGACACTTACAAAATGATGTTAGTTCCTACCGCGGCGACGATTTGGCAGGTTGCCCAAAGGGGAAATACGAAATGCTATGCGTATGTTGTCGGCGGTCAATCATTCACTACGGGGTGGGCAAAGGTCGCACTAAATACAACTTTCTTTGATAATAATGGCATTTTTAATCCAAGCCTATCACGAATGACTCCAATCTATCCCGGTTTTTATATCGCAATCGGGAATGTTTACTTCGGGACAGCTATCACATTTTACACTGGGATTTATAAAAACGGGTGGTTAGCTTCCTACGGGAATGTAACTGGTTCAGCAACTTATTACAGCTTGCCAGCTTATGGGACGTTTTTTTGCAACGGGACCACAGACTACATTGAACTATGGGCTTATTCGCCAGGCGCATATAATTTAACGGCGACAGCCAATCCACCCTGGGCCTGCAATTATTTATCGATTATTGGGCCTTTTTGAGGATTTTATGCCCGGATACGGAACTGCAAAATATGGGACCTGTAAATACGGCAGCCTTTTTGGCGGTCCTCAAGCGTATAGTAAAGTTTTGGCAGATTCCTTCTCTTTAGGTGATTCATTCTCAAGAATTTGGACGGCCGCAAAATCTTTGAGTGATAGCCTTGCTCTTGCAGATGTATGTTATAAGGCCCTTCCAGGCATTTCCTTCGCGGATGCGATTGCTTTGGCGGACGTGATGATAGGATGCAGGACGGGAGCAAGCCCAATGACTTTTCAGCCGAGCACAATAGATTCTTATATGAACCAAAACTCCCCTGACACTAATTATGGCTCCGCAACCACCATGGCTGTTCAAAGTTATGAGAACTCATTCCTTCTTTCGTATCAGAATGATAGGAGCATTCTTAGATTCGATTTTTCTTCTCTTCCGGCAAATGCGACGATAACATCCGCAACACTTTCCCTATACTATTGGAATTGTAGCCGAGATAACCCGACAGGTAGAACCTATTGGGCTTATCGGCTTACTCAAACCGCATGGACTGAGGCGGGCGTAACTTGGAATAAATATAATGGTACCAATGCCTGGACAAATCCTGGCGGAGACTTCACGACAACGGGCGGAGCTTCCGCAACGGTCCCAGCCAACCCGGGAGCATGGATGTCATGGGACGTTATTACCTTGATTCAATGGTTCCAGGCGAATGCCAGTTCTATTGCTAATTTAATCATAAAAGATGGAACAGAAAACTCGAGCACTCAGTATGAGGCAGTGTTTTACACAAGGGAATACGCTACCGACACAACGCTTCGTCCTAAATTAGTTATTGCCTATACGGTCCCGAATGCTTTCAGTCTTGTCCCTGGTCCTGAATCAATCTCACTCTCTGATTCGGGCATAAGAACGCCAGGGAAGGATTTTTCAGATTCAATATCTCTCACGGATGTTTTTTCTAAGATTTGGACTGCACTCATAACGATAACTGATAGCATCTCGCTTTCGGACATTATCTCAAAAAATCCTTCAAAACCTTTTTCGGATTCGATAACATTGGCCGATGTCATAACGACATATCTTGGCATACTTATCTCTCTTAGCGATTCCTTTTCTCTATCCGATTCTATTGTAAATACACCTGGGAAAGTTTTTTCAGATTCGATGTCTTTGTCGGATGTTTTGACCAAAGCCTTAAATATTTCCAAGTCTGATTCTATTGCGCTATCCGACGAAATTTCTAAGGCTATCTCAAAGGCCATTACGGATTCGATAACCCTAACGGACTTATTCTCTCGCACCGTAAGCTTCATTCGGTCCCTTTCCGATTCCATTACTCTGGATGACCAAATCTCTAAACAGATTTCGATAAGCAAAAGCGATGCCCTGGATTTGAGTGATGCGGTTGTAAAAACATTCGGCTTATCAAAGGCAGATTCGATAAGCCTTAGCGATGCCATCACAAAAATATTCTCAAAGGCCCTCTCAGACCAAATATCGCTTACGGACCTTATTTCCAAGATGCCGAAACTGACCTTTTCTGACAACATCAGCCTTTCGGATGAGATTGCGTTAAGCATTATCTTAATCATTCCAATGCTTCCGAAACAGTTTCTCCACGCGCTTATAAACAGGGCCGAAGAGCTCAAGAGCGGAGGCATTCAATCTCAAAGCGTAAAGAAAGAAGAGAAGCAACAAAGCGGAGATTTTGCAACCGGAAAAGCCACACTTAAAGAAAGTCTTCAATCCGGGAGCCTTTTAAACAAACCGGAGAAGAAAGGAAACTGATGCCACGCCTTATTCAAAACACCCTTCAACCTCTCTACGAACTGAAGAAGCAACGAGGCGTTGATAACCTCTGCACGGATGACCTTCGCCTTGAGGAAGGCTTCGTGAGGGTCGCTGACAATGTGGATATTGACAGCGAGCAAATGGCCAGAAGAAGGAAGGGCATTTTAACTCAGCTTCAATCCGGGGCTTGTCATAGTGGCTGGTCGGATGAAGATTCTCTTTGTTTTCTTGTCCTGAATGGAGACCTCATCCAGCTCAAGACCGACTGGACGACCAAAACGCTTGTTCAAAGTGTCGGGATTTCCCACATGGAATTTGTGCCTCTCGGCAGTAGGGTCTTTTTCTCAAATCGAACCGTTACCGGCTATATCGAGAACGGAGTAGCATACGGGTTCCCCGATACTGCACGCCAAGACCGTCAAAAGATGATTGGCGGAAAGCTGCTTGACTTTTGCAATGCTCGACTTTATTCCTGCGACGATAATTTCATCTACCGGTCGATTTCAGGCAATCCTTTCGAGATGGACCTCAAAAGAGACCACATTTATCTTGGGGGCGCCTACACGATGCTTAAATCGGTCAATCGTCCAGGGGGAGAAGTTGGTCTCTACGTGAGCGGCGGCGGTAAGTGTTATTACCTCGATGAATTGGAGCCTTCTCTTGAGGCTACACGATGCAGAACCATCCTGGATGTGCCGGCCCTCCCTGGTTCAGCTGTAGCAATCGAGAGAATGGACATTGGAAGGATAGGGGGCTTAGAAGGTCGATGCTGCATCTTCTCAACCGTGATTGGAATTTTCATGGGATTTGCCGGTGGATTCGTTAAGGATTGCACGAGCGAGCATTATGCCGTTTTGGACATCGAAGAAGGTTATTCTTACATCAAATGGCACCTGGGTTACAGGCAGTATGTTTTCATGGGTCAGGTGGCGCCTGGGATTGGATTGACAAATCTTCAGGCCGTCGAAGAGATTGACATAGCTTCAATATCACTTTCTTAAAGGAGGTAAAATATGGCTTGGATCTATTCTTCAGGAGCAGTAGCGGCAATGATGGGAGCGATGTCTTACCGGCATCTTTGGAGCGATTTCGTCCTGGATCTGTATGGCGGGGTTACTCCACCGGCGACCGCTGATGCGGCGGCAACCGGAACGAAGCTCGTAAGGATCACCGTCGGGAGTAATGCGCTCACGACAACTTATTCCGTGGCTCAAATCTACACGGCAGTTCTGGCAAACCGGACAGCAGCAAATACCGTCAAATTCAATGTGACGGTAGATGGTGTGGGACCAACGACCTACACCTACACATTCTCAGCTTCGGATTCAAGCGACCTGATTGCCGCTGTCAATGTGGCAAGATGGCTCAAGCTGAATGTGCCTCAGATTTCGGCGATCGCCTATGCCGGCCTTAGCCTGGTCATTCAGGGATTGCCGGGACTTTCCGTAACGATCGCTGATGGTAGTGGGACAACGGCTGTCACAGTCACTTCGATTCAAGCGTCTTCCAGGAGCGGGATCTATACGCTTCAATTCGGGCCTCCGGTATCCGGTGTCATTAACAAGACATCGGATGTGTGGTCCGGAGTCGGCCTGGCAACCGGAGTGGCGAGCTACGGAAGATTGGTTCTGCCGACCGATGATGGTGCTCTTACGAGTACGGAAATCAGGGCACAGGGAGCCGTTGCCACTTCAGGAGCGGAAATTACGATGAGCAATACGACAATCACATCGGGAGCCACGACAACGGTTGATGCGGCAAACATTACCAAACCGACCGGAGCATAAACTGGAAGATCATCCGGAAGATTGGATGCCCGAGGATGAAATTGATATAGGCTATCCTCCCGAGAACGTATAGTATGGCTAATTTCCTTCAAGTCTTAGAACTGCCTGATGGCGCGAGTATAGTCTTTTTTGGTGCTGGTCTTGTCCTCACCGTAGTTGAAGAGGATGACAAGGGCGCTATCTATACTGGTGCTCAATTAGCCGCAACCGAAGCAAAGGATTCAGCATCCTTCGCAACGAATGTTATCACTCAGAATATTGAACTTGCGGCTATTGAGGCCCCGGACATTCCCGCCATAGATGTTCTTTCAGGCAATGCTCTTGGCCTCCATGTTGTAGAAGTTAACGACATAGCTTCATTCCATATTTACGAATCGCTTCTTCTTGAGGTCCAAGCCAATGAACAACCAGATTTAGGATCCATTGATATATTGCAAGGGTTCCTGGCGGAGATAGCCGGTGTCGAAGAGGGAGACACCGGCATCGTCGTCTTTTCTGCGAATACCCTGGCCGAACTTGCCGCCATTGAAGATAGCGATTACGGGACAATATTTGCCGAAGAAATTCCCGTTACTTTTGTTAGAAAAACGATTGTCATGCATCTTTTCAATTACTCGGTGAGTGAATACAAAAATTATAATTTCAACTGCCTGCTTCATTTCAACCAGAGATTTATTGGTTTGAATGAGCAAGGCATTTATCTTCTCGATGGGGATGATGACCTGGGCGAACCTATCCAGGCGGAGATCCGGGATGGAGTAAGGGATCTCTCGGCAAAGGGAGCAATAGCAATCCCGCGCGAAGCATGGCTCTCTTATCGATCAAACGATGGGATGAGACTTGATATAAAAGTCGATGAAGTAAAAGACCTCCATCCTGTGATTTTTAGTAAAGTAGCCCAAATGGTAAGAGAATGCAGAAGGAAATTTGGAAGAGGAATCAGAGGAAAAAGAAATTCTTCTCCCGCGAGATTTATAACTTGGGATCTGAAGAATTTGAACGGTTCTGATTTCGATTTAGAATCTCTCCGGATCATGGGGGACCTTATTAAGAGAAAGACAAGATGAAATGTCGAGAAGTACGGATGCTTATTGCTCTTGGGTTAATCCTGGTATTTTCCTTAATCTGGATGAATGCCATGAAGAAAACTGAAGATTGGAGCCCTAATCAGACTAACCAAAATACGTATGGTCCTTACTCCCTGCGGATTATCGGAGATCCCGTGCTCGCGCAACCTTACATGGCTTACGCGAGAAATTTTCTATTCAGTTTAAAAAGAAGAATGTCTTTACAGCGAATCTCCGAAGGCCAGGATCAAATGATGTTCCCTGGTGGGGTTCGATTGAGGGTCAAATCATTCAGGGGAGGCGATTTGATAGAGATTGAAACGACCGCTGTTGCTCCTACTGCTGTCTGCACAATCACATTTAAGGATATGCCCACTAAAGTCCCGGCGATGACTTGGTACAAAAAGGAACATCCGCCGTTTGTGAATTCACCCATGGATACCCTTCAGCTTGTTTTAACGAAGCTAAACAAAAAACAGGAAGAGGGTGTAGATTACATCAAAACTTATTACACCGTTGACCTGTCAAAGTGTCCAAAATGTAAACCGTTATCATGGAATATATTTCCCATTGAGAGAGGGATTCTCACAGCATTTAATTTTAAAACTCCATACGAACCTCGGCATTGGACATCCCCATGGAGCCACACGGGTCCCCCTCCATATGATCAACCGAATAACCACCAAATCTATTCTCTTACACCTTTTGGATACGCTGAAATTCTCTATTTCGGAACTGACGAAAAGGGCACTTTTATTATTTGGAAGGCTTACACTGAGGCTCCCGATACTTCCGAAACTGGTCTCGCCGTTCTTCTGATTCAGGCGATGGTTTATGATCCCACGGGCCAAATTATAGTGTGTAGCCAGCAAGCGAAGCTGGACGTCGATTGCTGCCAAAAGCCTCCGGATAAGAGAATAATGCAGATGTGGTGGGCGTCTAACGCCGAATCTTATCACCCTGGCTATGGCGGCTGGATGTATTACGAAGGCGCCCAAATTTGGAGAATTCCACCGCTGATAAACATAAGCATCTTCGTTGAACAGGCCGGTTGGTTCGGTAGATTTCTCCTTTGCATCCCGGAAGTAAACGGATGCTGTATGCCTGTGACATGGATTTTAAAGGGGCCAGGGAAACTTATTCCGCAAGATGTTTATGGTAAATCGGCACGGTACATCGCTCCCGAAGGCGGAATCGACTGTAAAACTGATCTTAGTGTTACGGCCATAGATAATTGCGGTACACTATTTAAACTCATGACTTATAACTGCTGCAATCAGCCTGGCGGCGGCCCATCACCTGTGAGTTTGAGTTATACGTCTCTTCAAATGACATGTGGGACCGGGCAAGACATAACCGTTGTGGGCGGCTGCCCTCCTTATTCATGGGTATGTACCTCGGGGACCTTCGGAAGTTCCGGATCGAGTTATAAAGGCCCAGAGACTACTCTCGCCTTTAACGCGCCGGCAACAAATCCTAATTGTTCCAATAACCCCACGGTCACGGTGACGGATTGTTGCGGCAATAGCGCCTCGGTAACTTTCGTCGCAAACTGCGTGACAGGGCCAAGCGAGGCTTATTATATCACTACATGGTTAGGTGTCTGGATGGCGACCTGCGGTGCCGTTGTTTGCAAAGGCGTTTTCTATTGCGATTTTGTCGGGGAGCATAAATATTATAACTGTGATGGGACATACAATTCGGAGGTTCAATTTGATCAAATATACATAGCCTCTCCGGATGCTTGTAAGGGCGGTGCTTTATGTGCTGACGATATGCCAGGAGATCCGTGTGCTTATGTCGAGGAAGGTGGTGTAACCTCTATTTGTGTGCCTCATAGCATAAGTGAAAGTTGCGGTTTTACGAAAGATGTAAGAACTGATGCACAAAAAGCGGCGGGTTGTTGTCCGATTAATCCTAACACAGGGCTACCATTTTGAAGGTGAAGAATGACTTTTGATCCTTGTCCGCATCATGTCAATAATATTTTGATTCAAGTTGGAAGAGCCTTGAGAAAATTCAAAGGTGAGCCAGCGGAAAATAATTTAACTGTTCTTGTAAGAGAGGCCGCGATCTTCATTGGCAGAAATCCTGCTGAATTTATTTTATCGACCAGACAAGCCGATCATCTTCCCTCTCCTGCGGAAATGAAAACGCCTGATGGGGAATTTTTGATCCCTTCGATAAATTGTCCGAAGTGCGGGAAAAGGGCTTTTTTGGAATCTATCTGTCAATCCTGCGAGGATGCCGAAAATGGGAAGTACAAATCTGGCTATAATTGTCGGAAAGAAACAGGAGGTTGCGGTCTGATCTCTGACAAAACAGGGGAATGGATCACGCAAAGATTGAACCGCATGGGTGTTGACTGGAAAACAGGGACAAAAGAAGAGATTGGGATTAAGACTATAACCGAGCAAGAAGTGAGGTAATCTTATGAGCAACGGAGATGGCGGAATTGCCCATCGTTGGGATCTTTTTTCGGAAGCTCCTGCACTTGTCTTTCAGCGATTTTATGACATGATGAATTTCGCTATCAATGGATATACCCAGGCAATGCAATCAATTCAAAATCTTGCACAAATAGCCGGGTCGCTGAAATTAATTACTCAAACGATCACCATTGACACGGAAAATATAAGTGAACCTGAAATTGAGGCTACGCCTCCGGTGATCGACACAAGCCAGTTCAAGGTGAATTATCCGAATACTCCTATCCTTGAACCGACGCTGATTGATGCCACCATGGATCCCATATCGAAAAACTTCCCAAATCTTATAGGACCCGGGGACGTAAACGCGGGACCGTTGACTTATGTTTCGGATCTTATGACGAGCCTCAAAAAATGGATTACGCAAAGCATGACCGATATGTCAACCGGAGTCCCAGCTTCCGTTGAAGACGCAATGTTCAAAAGAAATTACGAAAGAGACCTCCTTGAGTATGAGGATGAACAAGATCGTATCGCGGCGAATTGGGGGAAAGGTGGTTTTCCATTCCCGAATGGCGGATTGAGGGCCGCGAAGGATAGAGCCTCAATGCAATTTACAGATAAAAGGCTCGACACTTCCAGGGAGATCATGATTAAGTCCTGGGAAATTTCACTCAACAATATGCATTTCGTCATCGGCCAGGGAGTCGCCGTCGAAGGGCTTATGATTCGTTGGGCAGAAACTACCGCTACAAGGATTTTCCAAGCTTCTGTTGCTGAGATAGACAAATATATTAAGACTTATGACGCCGAGGTAAAAGGATTCAGCGAGCAGGCCAAGATCATTATCGAGAAGTGCAAGGCAAAAATAGAATACAACATCGGGATGATCCGAATGTACGAGGCCAGCGTGAATGCTTACGCTGCACAAATGAACGCTGAGGCCCAAAGGATCAATGCGGTGGCAAGGGGATACGAGGCCGAAGTCGATGTATTCAATTCCATCGTGAATTTTGATGTGAAAAAGGTTGAACTTGATCTTAAGGTGATCCAGGCGAGGATCGATCAGGCGGTTGCCAATGCGGGGATCCTCATAAAAAATGAAGAGGTACAACTCAAAGCCTATGAAGTTTTAAACAGTCTCAAGGAAGAGGCGCAAAAAGCTATCGGACAGATAGCGTCCACGGTTGCTTCGGGTGCCCTCTCTGCCGTCCACGCCCAGGTTCATATCGGGGCTTCGGACGAAGCAAGCTATTCGGCTGGATCTCAATTAACATCTAATCAGTAGGAGGATAACCATGGCTGATATTAGACCAATACCGGGACAGACTGAAGCAGCAAATGTTCAAGAATCTCCGGTTGACATGGCGGCAAGATCCAAGTTGTCAAATATCCTTGCGCCTTATCAAGAAAAACTTGGAGTTAGACCTATTTCGCCTGTCAAACCTGATAAGACGGTGGGAGAAGGCATTTCTCCATCGGTCCAGGATCAGCTTTACAAGGCGGTCCATCCGGATACCTTCAATAAGGTGATGGACACAGTTATGGCAATGGTGACAGGAAAATACACGCCGAATGTAGACCTATCCGGATCTGGGAAGCCAGACGTCAATGTATCTTGGGAAATACCTTTTAAACAACTTGGTGGCGGTGTTGGTGGCGGTTCCCCCTATGTTGTCGGAGAACAAGGACCTGAACTCTTTGTACCGAGCACTCCTGGGCAGATCATCCCTAATCCTTTGACACAAAGCCGGATGAAAAGCGATTATCGGAATATTCCACAAACGAGAATGGATACCGGACGTGCGCGTCCGCGTTATGGCGACATGAGCACTTTCGGCGGCGGTGGTTTTCGTGGACCCGAAGCTGGTTTTTCCGCTGATGTAAATGCGATGTATAAACGAAATTTAATCGGCGAACCAGGTGGTCCTTTTACTGCCGGTGCTGAACAGCGATATAAAGAAGCTGGATTGGAATTTCCTACTTCAAGACAAGAAGGGACCCCTCCGGGAACTGTTGATACTCCACAAGGTCCTCGTCCAGATCCACTCCATAGAATTCTTCCTGAAAGATTGGAGATCCCGATTCCATTCATGCCAGGGATTTCCAGCGGTATTGGATTAACAAAGAGAGAGAAACCTCTTGATCTATGGCCGGCTGGTGCTGGTGGCGGTGGTGAAACTCCGCTTGAATTGAAAAAAAATGCTCAGAATGTTTATGAACTGCCTTCACCGGAGTTTGCTGTTAGCCATGAAAGGAGAACACCTTCTGTTACGCCTGGTCCTGATGAATGGAAACAATATGATGAAGGTATTCGATACAAAGTCGGTCCTCGGGATGTTGCTGGCGATAAGGCCGCAAGAGAAAGGATCGCAAGAGAAAGCCAGGGATTAAGAATTATCCCAGGGCAAGGACCTGGCCCAGGGGGAAGTTATTTGGGATCCTATTACGACGTCCATCCTGAAGAAAGAGCAATGGAAGCCATGAGAGCTTATACGCAACCGACAATGGACGCTTATCAGAAAGCTCTTGATCGTGCGACGAATATCGCCTCTGGATATGGGATGGCCGGTGTAGGAGATAGAAAAGCAAGAGAAGAAATGAGGGCTGAAGCAATAAGATCCATACCGACACTTCAGGCAGAAATGGGAAGACTCGCTGCTTACGGACCAGAAGCTTACAAGGCGGGGATGGAATATGGCCCATTAAGCCCACGCGGTCAAAAAGAATTAGCTGAGGCAGAGTATTATCGAGAAATGCCCGGCGTTAGAAAAGAGATAGCCGAACAAACGGGTGAAGCAAGAAAACGCCCATTCTTCTCTCCCGGTGGTACTCATTATTGGGATCCATCGAAAAATGAGATGGTAGCTCTTGATGAACCAGTATCTACAGGCCAGAGAAATATGCTCGACATCATGCTTAAATCTGCCCGTAAAAAAGATCCTATGACAATGGAAGAAACTTTCGATGAAGGAATGTTTAGGACGATGGGAAGGGCTATGGTTCAAGCTGGTGCCTTACCGAAACAAATGGCGGATGTCTTCAAAGAACCAAAGAAGGAATTACCTGATTTTGAAACTTTCTCTAAGAGGGCAAAAGCACAGGGCAGTAAGTTATCTCGTAAGCAACTTGAGGATGCGTATAAAAAATTACAAGAGGCGGCATAATGGCTAACCCGGAAGGATTAGATTTTGATCCTTACAAAGCTGGTTCTGCTGAACCCAAAAAACAATTTCCGCAAGGTTTAGACTTCGATCCTTACAAGGAAGTGGAAGAGAAAAAGCCTTCCTTGCTTGAAGCTGTTCCCTATGGTTTAAGAAAAGGTATGGAGAGTGCCGCAAGGATGTATGAAATTCCCGTGAGGCCAATCTTGAAAGAAACGCTTCCTTTATTGGGTAAGCGTCAAGGGCCTCCTGGATCTCGATTCGAAATACCAAGAGAAATTCAACCGGAAGATGTTCTTCCCTCGGAATACCTTAAACCATCAAAAGAGCAAGAAGAGAGGGTGGCACAACTCGGGATCCCTGGGCAGATCGTTTCCGGTTTAGCCCAATTACCCGGAGCAATCTTAAAATATGGTCCTCTGATGAGAGCCGTTGGTGGAGTCGCGGGGGCACTTGGACCAGGGCGATTAGCTGTTGCCGCTGGCCGCGCCTCTCCTTTTGCTCAGGCGGCGGCAAATATAGGAGCCGGTGCGGGAGTCTTTGGAGCAGAAGCGGCCGCCGAAAAATTAAGCGAAGGAGCCAAATTATCCCCAAGAGAGCTTGCAGAGGAAGGCGGCATAGGTGCTGTTTTCGGCCTTCTTGACCAAGTACCTGGTGGTAGAGCGGCAAGAGCGGCGATGTTAAGCGGTACATTCAGCTTCCAGGCTTTTGCTGATACTTTTGGCCAAACGAAAGACCTTGGAACCTCATTAAAAGCGGCGATAGCTCCCGGAGTAATTGGTGCTGGGTTGGGTGCTATTAGCAGGGGACCAGAGGCAAGGGCACTTCCGGAACCTACTGATTTCGGAGCATTGGGAATAAGACCTGAACCTCGGCCTCTTTATGCTGGGATGGGACCAAGGCCGGGAGTCCCATTGGAACCGGAGAGGTTCAGGGTATCTCGGGAACCTGGTAGACCTTTAAGAGGGGAATATCCGGGAGTCCCTACCGAACCTCTGCCGATCCCGGAAAGGGAATATCCATTCGTAACTCGACGGCGCCTTACTTACCCGGAAGGTGCTCAATATGTGGCTGGTGAGCCTCAAGCCATAAGTCCTGAAGGTTTTGTTTATAAGCAGGTCACTCCCAGGGCATACCGCGAAGGGCCTACTCCTACAACGCCCCTTGAACCGCTGGGGCCTGAAAAGCCTGGACCCCCTACTCCTACCCCTCCCGAGGCTCCCGAACGGCCTCCTGGGCCAGATTTTGGCCTATCCGAGAAACAAATCGGGGCTGTTAGAGAGAATGCCGCGAAAATTGATGGCGGTATCAGTATCGATCTAATCAAAAGGTGGGCCGGAATTGGGACAAAAAGGGCATCCGAGACTTTCGAAAAGATGGTCGAGGCCGGCGAAATCGTTCCCGGAGGTCCCGAATCTGCTTTTCCATATAAGTTGAAAGGCTTCAAAATGCCATTGAGGTATGAAAATGAAATCAGGGATTTAAGAGAAAGCTTAAACTCAAAAGCCAAAAGTATCATTGATCGTGCCTTCGAAGGAGAAATCTTTGAAGGTGATGATCTTAAAATATGGAATAAGATTCGGGAGAAGGCGCAAGACAATTTTAATACCCGCGTAGAAGAAGAATGGGCGCGTAAGCAGGCACAGATTTTAGAATCCGATCCTAATGTCGAAAACATCGAGACAGAAAAGTTCTTGACAGATGGTGTTGATGATTGGATAATAGGATTCAGACAGGAGCTTGAAGATGAAGGATGGCCAAAGGACCTTGTCGAAAAAGCAATTAGCGAGGCTCGAACACGTCTTGAGGGTGGAGAGGCTCCTGAAACTTTTGATCAAATCAAAGCAGAGCTTGCCGAAGAACTTAACCGCAAACCCACCGAAGAATCCGTAGCTGAAGTAAAAATTCCTAAAGTCGATGGATTGACATTCAAGGGTGTCGATAAAACCGGAGATCCTACCATTCCCGGCCTTTATCATTTCGATATCGACAATGAAGTTCTGGAAAAAGCTGGGATCCCTACGGATCCAAATACGCGCGTTTCAATCGCTGTTGCAGAAGAGAATCTTACCCCTGAATTCCTCAAACAGAGAATAGATGAGAAAATTGCTGAATTTAAAGTTACACCAGCCCGTGATTCAAAAGTTCTCTTTTCCACCGGCGATAAAGTAATTGTGAATGGACGCGAGGGCGTCATAAATGAGCGCAATGCCGATGGAACCTATTCAGTAGGTTTCCCTGATGGTGGGATGATAGATGCTCCACCGGAAGCCATAGAGACATTTGTCCCCGAGAGACAGATTATAGCCGATAAAGACACCGGGGAGATTAAGGCCGTTGATAAACAGGGCGGAGAAATTATTCCCCCGAAAGAAGGTCCAGAACCCCCGGCTTCTGAAGATAAATTACCAAAACCGGAAGCGGCTATAGGCGAACCTGTAGAACATCCTCTTTCACGAGAGGCCGTCCAGGGATTTGCGATTGAAAGACTCAAGCAATATCCCGGTGCTCCTGAAGTTGAAATCGTCGATACTTTCGAAGATATTCCCGATCGTATAAGAGAACAACTTAGATCGAACCTTGGCGATAATGTCCGGGGTGTCTATGATCCCATGACGAAAAAGATTTATCTCGTTACACAAATGCTCGGTTCTGAACAGGATGTTCTTTCGGCTATCGAGCATGAAACCATAGGCCATTTCGCAATGGAATCTTATCTCGGTCCGGAAAATGCTAAATTCTATAACCGGGTTTATATGAAATACGGACGGACTGGATTGCAGAATATCGCTGACCAACGCGGCTTCAATCTCGATACTCAGGAAGGCCGATTAAATGCCGCGAGAGAAAAGGTTGCCCAATTAGCAGAATCAGGTCAAGAGCCAGGTCTTTTAAAACAGCTTTACGGATGGATTCGGGAACAGCTTGCGAAACTCAATCCTGATTGGAAGATCACCGATTCGGAGATCCAGCGGACAATTATGAAGGCCAGGGATTATCTCGCAAGCGGTGAGGCTCAACTGAGAGAGGCGAAAGTCGATGCCCTGAGAAGGCAAGTACGAGCGATCGGAGCCGTTCCCTTGGGTGAGCCGTTCAGGCCAGCCGAATTTTCAATCGCTGACAAAATAAAAGAAACAGGGAAACAGGTCGGGAAGGTTGCCCTGGAAGAAGAAGTTAAACCGAAAATCGAGAGTGCAAAAGATGCCTGGGAATGGCTGAAAAATAAAATTGCTCCGACTTCTGGCGTCGATGTCAAAGACCTCGATGCAATGATGAGGATGAAAGGCGATCGTGAACTCGCACAGACTAAAGTCGAATATGATACCGAAAAGGCTTTCGATCGTGTTTCTAAATTGAATCCCGCTGAGCAAGTTGATTTGGTCGATAAGATTCAGATGGGGAGAGAGACAGAGCTTCCGGATGATCTCAAGGAGATAGCGCGTCTTCATAGGGCGATCGAGGATTCTCTTTGGGGGGAAGCCAATGTTGTTTTACGATCCTTGAGTGAACCTGAGCGGATCGCTTATCTTGAAAACCACGTCCGAAATTTCTGGAAAGTAGTTCCCAGGGGCTTAGAAGATGAAATCCAGAAAAAAGGATTTAGCGGACTTTGGCGCCGGCCTCTTGAAGGAACCAGGGCGCCGCTCCATCATCAATACTGGACCTTGAAGGAAGGTATGGAAAATGGCGGTGTGCCCTTTACGACTAACCTTATCGAAATGACCCGTCTGAATTATCAGGATACGATGAAACTGATCACAGCACATAAAATGTGGGATTTCCTTCTCGACATTGGTCACAGAAAGTTTGTTAAATTTGGTGAAGAAATCCAGGAAGGATTCAGGGCAATTAATGATAGGATCGCAAATCAGTATTTCCCGAGGAAATTTGACGATACTGAACTGAGAAGGACAGCGATGTCCGATCCGGATCCGGCTAAGAGGGAAGCTGCGGCAAATAAGCTCAATAGATATATGATCGAAGGACCTCCAAAAGAACTTGGAAGGGGCCGGTGGGTTGTGGAGGATAATGTAGGTAGGATTCTTGAAAACTATCTCTCTCGGGATCTTGTGCGAGAACATCCTCTTACAAGAGGTATCATGGCGATTAAAAATGTGACAACGGCGATGGAACTCGGGTTTTCTGCTTTCCATGCTTCCTTCATCACTTTTGAGGCGGCTGCTTCTCAAATGGGTCTTGGACTTAGGAAAATTTGGAACCAGGGACAGATTGAGGCTGGTCTCAAAGATATTATTACAGCACCAAAAGCGGGCTATGATCTTTACCAAATAGGCCGGCAATGGGAAAGATTAATGAAGGATCCCCAGGGTTTTCTTTCAACGACGAAAGGCCAAGAGTTTATGAAGATGTTTCCCCAGGCTGCCGATGATATTGGATGGCTCTATTGGGGTGGCGGATCCATGAGGATGAATGAATCCTATCGGATAAATTCAATCAATGTCTTTAAAGAAAACCTTCACGCCAAAAATTATATTGGCGCCGCATTGCGATCGATTCCGGGAATGGCTCAATGGATGATAAAACCCTTATTTGAAACCTATATCCCGGCGTTGAAAAGAGCACAATTTCTCAGAGAATTTAATTTCAGACAGACTGAACAACAGGCGGATCTGCTATCTGGTAAAATCACAAAAGCAGAGCTCGCACGGAATGTCTGGAAATCTGTCGAGAACAGATTCGGAGAAATGAATTTTGATAACCTTTGGTGGGACCGGACCTTTAAATCCGGACTTCAAATGTTTGTGCGATCGGTGACCTGGAAACTTGGTAATATCCGCGAATACGGAAAAGGGTTTGAAGGACAAACAAGAGAAATCCTTTCGGCAATCAAAGAAGGTAGAAAGCCAAGGCTCACTCAGGAAGCGGCTTGGATGTGGGGCCTTTTCTCTTTAACAGCGGCAATGGCTTCAATCACTCAATACGCGTTTACAGGAAAAACTCCGGAAAATTGGAAGGATCTCGTTTATCCTCAAATTGATAATCAGGGTGGTCGGCTTTCACTTCCTACTTACGCGAGAGATTTTTTCTCCCTGACACACTCTCCGGTTAAATATGCAGGTTCATCGATGGCTGGATGGTTTGGAAGATTTCAGGACATTATTAGTAACAAAGATTTTTATGGGGTGCAGGTTCATGATCCCAGCGAGAATATAGTTTATCAGAGGATTGATGATCTTATTCATCTTGTTCCACTCCCATTCTCAATTCAAAGTCTTGAAAGGATGAGGGCTGAAGGAGAAACACCTACCAGACAAGTCGCTGGTTTTCTCGGGGGCACCAAGGCTCCTTATTGGGTAGAGAAAACGGCGGCAGAACAAAAAGCCTCTGAGTTAAAAGCTGCACACTTACCGATCGGTGGAAGGTCACCGGCAGACTTTGCCAGGGGTCAACTCGTTAAGAATTATGCCAAACGATACCAAGAAGCGGTTCTGAAGAATGAACCAACTGAAGATATTATGACTGAATTTCATGGCGATATTGCGGCTGGGAAGTTGAAACTTCAGGATCTTCTAACTTTTCGATCGAGGATTTCCAAAGAACCATTGGTTGATGCTGTCGCCCATCTTCCATTCAAAGATGTCCTTGAAGTCTTTAGGGTGGCCAGTTCGGATGAGAAGAAAAAGCTCTATCCGATTTTAAATAGAAAGTTTTATGGCATTAGGTCCCCCGAAGATCGGATCACCTATATGCCCAAAATGAGAGAGGTCACGGAGCAAATGAGGGCACAATGAAAGGGGACGAATATGGATCCAATTCTGCATTGGATATGGCAGATTGTTCTAAGCGCGTTTGTTGCGGTTGTGGGAGTGTTGATAAAAATAAATACCTATTGGGTCAAAAAATGGATGAAACAAAGGGAAGATTGGGAAAAGGCCCATGATACGAAGGAACAAGAATTTAGTTCTGAAGGTGGTGTTGTTACCAGGGATCAGTTTTTCGGATATTGTAAAGATTGTAAAGTTGTCGCTATGTGGAATAGCTTACTTACCAAAGGAGGGGCCGTGGC